CCGATGTACAGGAACTCCGGCCCCGTGATCGACGAGCTGCTGTAGACCGGCTGGTTGGGCGCGAACGCGAACCCGTTGGCCGAGTAGTTGACCCCCGACGACGGCTCCGGCAGACAGAGCGACCAGAGCTCGTCGGTGACGCCGTCCGTTACGTTACCGTCCAGCTTGCGCGCCTGGCACGTGCCGGCGGGGTTGCCGAGCACGAAGTACAGATCCCCGTGATCGTCGGTGCGGATGCGCGTCTCGGGCGAGTTGGGCGACTCGACCGAGACCGACCAGTGCTCCCAGGACCCGGTGACGCGGGTGCCGTCCTCAAGCGACCCACCGCCGAAGTCCGTACCGGTCACGGCCGCGGACGATTCCGCCAGAGAGAACGTGGCAGCATCGTCGAACGCGGCGAGGTTGACCTCGAAGAACGCCGTCGCCTCGACCCCGCCAGGCTCGACCCACGCGATGATCTCGTCGGGCCAGTTGCTTTGGACACCCTCGAACTCGTTTTTCGCCGCGTTGACGATCAGCGCCGCTTGGGCGGGAGGGGACGCGTCGATCGTCACGGAGACGTTTCCAGGCGTCACGCTTGCATCGTTGTCGAACTCGAACACGGTCGCCGTGCCGTCAAGCGTCACGGTGAACGTATCGCCATCGGACGGCGTGCCAGTGACCTCGAGCGACCCCACGCGACGCACGTTCAGCGCGTACGAGCCGCCGAGGTCAACGACTTTGCGGGCCGTGACGTTGATCGCCGTCCCGCCGGACCCGAGAGCGGGACGCAGCCCGTACGGCGTCCCGTCAGAGAGCCACGGCCCAGTTGTGAGCACGTCGCCGTCTGCGTCGGTTTCGACGCCATACCCCACGCCGAGCTCGGACAGCGCCCAGCGCAGCCCGCCGTCCGCCGCGTACTTCGCGAGCACCGGACCGTCCGATCGAAGCGCGACGAGGTTCTCGTCGAACGCCTCGCCAAGTGTGCCGGTGATCGGGTTGCTGGTCCCGCCGTAGGGGTGGTCATTGTCGTACTCGACCGCATTGACGAAGTATGTTCCGGTGATCCCGGTCGGCAGCAGGTGGGAGAGCCCGTGCTTGTGCGCGAGGTAGCCCTCCAGTTCCTCCCATTCAGTGATCGCGGCGTTGATGTAGTACCCGTATGACGTTTGCCCGGAAGCCGGGGTCGCGTCATCGGGAAACGTGATCAGGTCTGTCCCGGAATCAGGATGCGCGAACTCCGTGTCGTGCGGGTTCGTCGTCGTCGCACCGAGCACCGTCACGAACTCCGACACCCATCCGTCGAACGACTCGAGCCCAGCCGGGAAGAGATCCAACGTCGTGTGGTAGCCCTTGATGTACCCGCCCAGCGACGAGAACGCCGTCACCCCGCCGCTGGCGTCAGTATCGGACGCAGCCGTCCACTCGTGGTACACCTCGCCGTTGACCCTCAGGAATGCGCTATTCCCCGGCCCGTTGTGGATGAAGACCACGACCACCGAGTCCGTCGTGTTGTCCGATGCGTCCCACCGCACCGTGCTGTAGAGCGCATCCTCGCGCGCGGCCGGCGTGCCGTCATCGATGTCGCCGTCGTTCGCGTAGAAGAACGTGAGCGACCCGTTCGTCCCGCCGATCCCCGTGTCGATCGTGTCGCCCTCGGCCATGTTGGACATGATCCCGAACTGGAACGCGCGCCCCTTGTGCTGGAACAGCACCTCCGGCATGGGGTCGATCGGGTTTCGGATACAGCGGATCACCATGCCGAGCATGAAGATCCCGGTATCTATCGCCGGGATGAGCGCCTGCGACCGCGGCATCTTGTCCGAGACCGACGACTTCGTCTCCAGCTCCGTGTTCGCGTTGCTCGTGAGCCCCTGGCCAGTGACGTGCAGCGGCACCCCATCCGTGTCGCTCGCGTAGTCGAACAGGAGCGTGTAGTTCAGCCCGCCCTTCGAAAACGTGTTCTGGTTCTGGGCAGTTGCCGCGACCACATGGGGCGCGATCGACCCCGGGATCTGCTCCCAGTCGTCGAATACCCCGACCGGCTGGATAATCCCGTTAGGGAACTGCACCACGATCTCAGCCCGCGGCGACGGGTACGGCGCGGACTTGTTGAACCGGATTCCAGGGATCTCACCGAACGCCGTCAGGTCGAACCGCGGCGCCATGCGGTTGCGCTGGTTCGCTAGCCCGTGGTGGTTCAACACCGGGCGCAGCGTGTCGTCGATGATCTCGTCGATCCCGGCAATGCCAGTGTCCGCAGCGTACGTCCGCCGATACGGGATCGATGGCACCGACGCCGCGTCCGCAAGCATCAACGCCGACGCGTCGATCCAGGTGTAGATCCGCTCATCGCTCGCGTCGAACTCGTGCGGCGACCACGACTGCGTATGCGCCGTGAACCCCGACGGCGTGGCCGAGCGATTGACCGTGACCTGGCACGAGATGTACACGCTCCCCTGCGGCCCGACCGCCATCGCCGCTGGCTGCGCCGGCACACCGAACATATGCGTCCGCAGCGGCGAGATCGTGTTGATCCCGGCATACACCCGGACCTCGGAGCGCCTCGCCGCCGTGTCAGTCGCCGGCACGTCGAGCAGAACGAGCAGGTCCGAGCCGTTCACGCGGAAGTCAAGCGGCGGCCCGTTCAGGACCTCGCGCCACTGGAGCGCGTAGAACTGCACGCCGTCGCGATCGACCTCGGTGAACGTGAAGACCTCGCCCACCCCATGGCTCAGACTCTTCGCCACCACGACGACGATGTCCTCGTCGGTGATCTCCAGGCGCCGTAGCACTCTCTGCGACGAGTTCAGCGGGATGTCGATGGAGGCAACACGAACGCCGTCCGCGTTGTACTTTTCGACCGAACCCGCAACGAGCGCGTACACGTTTCCGAGGCGGTCGGTTGCCACCTCGTACACGTCGCCGTTGTTGCGCGTTCGAGTCTGCCACTCAATGAGCGTGGCGGACGCGCCGCCTCCATCGAAGTCGAGGTTACTCACCTGCGAGTGAGTCACCATGTTCGCCGCGTACCCGAAGCTGCGTAGGTGCTGGACCTTGCCAACCCCGGACAGACTGTCGGTCGTGAACTTGCTCAGGCCGCTACGTTGCGCGCCACGGATGCGCCCCGTCACAGGGTCGGCCGCGCGCATGTTGACGCCCTCCGAGCACGTGTCTCGGGACTGCGCCCCGAAAGCCACGTTCTCGTCTAGCCCCTTGACCGGGAAGGGGATCGGAATCTCGTTACGAGGGGTCATTGACCGGACGATCCCTCCAATGGATGCCGTGCCCGTAGGTCAGGTTCTCAGTGATCCCGCCCTCGATCGCGCCGTACTGGCTCTGGACAGTCACGTCCTGGCGTCGCGCTGCCTCGAACAGGACGCCGCCACGCACCGCAGCGAGCCGCTCGCTCACGTTGCCGCCGTCGTCCTCGTCGTAGCCCTTCGCCACCGCGCGCACCGTCTCGGTATAGAGCGGCTCGATCATCGGCGGGATCTGCACGATGTCCGAGTCGTCGAACAGCATCGCCCAGCCCGCGCGATAGTCGATCGTCAGCTCGCCGCCGGACCCCGCCCCAGGCGTCGGCCAGAGCTCGAGAATCGGGCGCGGGATACTGTTCGTGTCGAGCCTGTGGCCGACTGCGTAGTAGTGCACGTTCGACGCGCCCACGCCGCTCGTGCGCAACTGCAGGATCCGCGCGAGAGACGTCGGCTCCATCCAGAAGGACAGACTATTCGTCCTCTGCACTTCGGTCAGCGTGATGAGGTTCGCCGGCAGTTCGACGTAGCTCTGGCCGGACACGAAGTCGAGCGTCGTCGACTGGCGCTCCAGGAACTTCCACCCCTGGATCGTCGTCAGCCATTGCCCCGCGTGGTTCGCGATCTCGGCCAGCGTCACGCGGTCGGGGGTCCCGCCGAGGGTGTCCTCGATGTGTCGCACGCAATCACCCAGTCGCATGGATCTTCACCCCCTTCGCTGCGGCGCGGCTGCGCCACTCGTCCAAGATCAAGCGCTCCGTCTCCCAGCGCTCCTCCCACTCCTCCTCGCACCACGAGTCCATCGCCGGCACATGGACGCAATGGCCCCTCCCCGCCATGTCGCACCCGTGCATGGTGATCTCTTTCGCACCAAGTAGCATCGCCTGCGCGATTGCGGCGACAAAAGAAGGCTTGGGCTGGAACCACTCGGGGATGTGCGAGAGCCCGCGGATCGTGAGCGTCGGCGCGTACGCCTCCCACGCCTTGAAACAGATGCCCTGCGTGACCACGACCGGCTTAAGCTCCAGAGCACGAGGCATCGGTCGATCACGTCGAGCTGGAGCGGATGGACGTGCTTCTCGTCCTCCTCATCCCGTGCCTCCCTGAACGGCAGGACCCGGTCGAGCCGCACATCATCCCAGAAGGCATCCGCGTACTGCCGCCAGACCCAATGACTGTAGCGGTTCTCGATCTGCTTGCCCGTCCAGCCCCTGAACGACTGGACATCGGCCGGCGGGACCCTCGAGCCCGCGTACTCGGTCAGTCCCTGCGGATGCGCGACCTCGACCGGGTTATCTCCAGCATTGCGGAAGATGAGCAAGTACTCCGCGCTCGCCACGCTGCACCGGGTCTCGGAACATC